TCAGAAGTGTCTCTAAATGTTTGGTCTAACTCTTCTATTGCATCTTTGTCTAGTTTATCGCCATATAAATGCAGTATCTGTTTTTGAGTGTACCAACGTCTTATCACACATCTATAACCATCTTTTACATACTTAGAAGAAGGGTTTCTATCAACAAAGGTGTTCAGTGGATCACATACGTCAATGCATATGTTAGTTCCAGATAATGATGGTTTAGGTTTATAATAGTTTCCACCACCAACCAATAAATCCAATATACAAGCCCATAGTTTATTCATTAAATCTATATCTGAGTTCTGAATAATATATTCAATAATATTTTGTGCAGCAATTTCATATTGACTAACAAAATTATCATTAATATCTTCCATTAATGCTTGTACAGTTTCTTCTACTGACTCTGTTTTAACATCTTTACCTTGTATAAAGTTTAATATTTGATTATTAATCTTACCTGTAAGAAGCCCATATAATTGATTATTTATTTCTTTTTCTTTTTCGTCGTGTATCTTTGATAAAGTATCTTTATCTTTACACGATACTTTTGGTAATAATGGAGTTCCCAAGTATTCTCCAATTAAAGCATCTACGTGTTTTTTAATTAAAGGTGTGAACTCTAAAGAAGTTGGATTACCAATACCATAATTCTCCTCTAAATATCTAAATTGCTCAACATCCCTTTTGCCATTATAGTAATTATAATATTTTTGTAATTTAATTTTAGGGATTACAAGTTCGTTAATAGCCCTATTTATATGTTCTATTACGTAGTCTTTATCTCTTTTAACACTGTTTGTCATCGGGTTCTGATTTATATCCTAGGGAATATGTAACTGCTCCCCAAGATCTTGCTTTAATTTCTTTACGTACATAGTTTAGAAATTCTTCTTTAGTTCCACTACAGGCAAGAGTTAGTGGATACTCGTTACTGCTTAAAGGTATACTAACCTTATAACCGTACACTGTGTCTCCTTCTTTTAACTCTACTACTGTAAGTCGTCTATTATAAATTCTAGCACATACTTCAATAAATATATCTAGGATCGCTGTTTCTATTTCCTTCATATTCTGACCATTTGGCTTCTATAGGTTTGTCTGGTTTAGGTATTACTCCATAATGTTTATTTCCATTGGAATCGTAATAGTATCCAATTTGAGAGAATTGATTTGATTTATCGTCATCTTTTCTAGGAGCAACTCCAACTAATTCTTCATCCCCTAATTCAGCCATTCCCCAAGCTGCTATTAAGTCAAACTTAGTTTTATTGGCTATAGAATACTTTAATGCTTGTTCTAGTATTTCTACAAACCATATCTCATGGCAATAGTCTTCTATGAATGAAGCAATTAGGGATAATTGATGTTCTATAACTGGAGTAGTAGCTGGAACACCAAACCTTTTACTATTACCCATTTGAATATCACTTTGAGTGGCTCTTACTTGTCTCATTAAGAATCTGTCTTCCACTCTTTTAGTTCTAAAATATTGAAGTACTGATATTCTCGTATACTCTAATACAGCTTTACAATTATAATACATTAATACTTGCATTGCTGTTCTATGGGCTTCTTCTATTTTCTCTGGTCTATCTAAATAATAGCACACAATTGCTGGATTCTGCAATCCAAACTGTCTACGTTTAATTACTATTGAGAATTTAGAAGGATCCTTTGTCTTATCAGAGGTATCTTCTTGTCCCATGTCGATACCATCAATTCCTGCTACATATAAGTTTCTAGGAACTGATCCATCTTCATTTAATATAGGCCTTTCAAGAATATGCACATGACCTTTAGGATCATTTAAGAAATCTACCCCAGATATAAATTCTGGATCATGTCTACTATCTTTATATTTAAATCTGAGTTTACCAACTTCAATAGTTGGCCCCATTTTATGTAAGTTTATATTGGCTAATTGTTCTGAAAGTAATACAGTATTAAATTGATTATCTCCCTCTAATGCTAATGCATCTTCTGGAGTAAAGCAATATTCAGCACAAGCTTTCATGTATTCTTTTGGGTCACTTAATAAAGGCGCCCTTTTTCTTAGGTAGTATTCCTTAGCTTTCTCTGTATTAGTTACACCCCTATTGTCTATGTATCCCTCTGTTGCTACAAAGGTAAATGCAGGAATAAAGAATGATGATAATATGTATTCTCCACTTTTTGTAAAGTTATGTCTAAATGGTAGCACATTATACCCAGCGGGATTAGTAAACATTTTACCTAAACCTGCTAATGCTGGACCAGAGTCTCCACCAGTACCCCAAGCAAACTTAGTACCAAACTTTAAACCATTAATTTCTACTAACGCATCTCCCTGAATCCAGGTAGTTGTTAGGTATGGATTAGATCCAGATTCCTCTAAGAAGATTCTATCTGGACGATCTCCACGAAGTTTATTAGGAGCATCTACTACAACTCCAGATATTTCAGATAAGAAACCACTTTCTTCACGTTCTCTATTTAATTTAGATGCTTTTTTCTTATAAGCAGAATTGACATTCTGTCTTATATGCCTCATACCTCCCTCTGTTTCAGAGTTAAGATTATTTAATTGGAACCAACATTTCTTCAAAGTATCTGTTAAGTACTTATCGGTGTATGCTGAATATACTACTTGTGATTCTCTCACAGTTGAGTACATTCTACAGCCTAATGAAGCACCAATTTCAGAAAAACCTCAATTTTGTTACCCTACAGGCTTTTTATCCCATAGTTCAATATGTTTCCATATTGTTCAGCGTACATTTTCATCCATATAGGATGTTCCACACTCTTGGGGGAATTATCACTCTCTTTGACGTTCATCCCCTACGCGTTACGGTGATCAGCGATTAACTGATTTACCTCGGTATTAGCATTGTTTTATACATTAGCTTTCACCGATTTTGCGGAATTTATTACTTACATATTACTACGTAAGAGGGCAAGCTTTTACCCCACGAGATTTTAAAGCACACACATCTTTCTTTTTCCATTCACATAACTCTATATAGTGAAAGTACTCATATTGTTTAGAGTAAAATTCTGGAAATGAAGTAGCACGACCAGAGGCAGCTTTACCTTCCTTAGCTACTTTAAGTTTATAATAATTTAAAAAGAAGTAATGGTCTCCTGTAATAGTATAACCATTAACAGTCATTCCAAAATTACATCTTTTAAATTCTTCTGTCCAAAAGTCATTATAAGGTTTACTTCCTTTTTGGTATGAACAGTATTTCTTAGTTCTTATTTTTGTGTCCCTGATTTCAGTAAACCAAGATGGATCAAAATCTAATCCCTCAGTTTCAGTAATTGGTCTATAACCACTTGCTTCATAGGATAAAGATGCATCAAAGTATTCATAATCTAATCCATACACATCCCAGGTACCTTCCCTATGAGTGTATTCTTTTTCAAGTCGTGATTTGATTTCTTCTTCTTCCATCAGTCTGAAAATCCAGGTTCTACATCTCCTCTAATATCTGATTCAGCCTCTTGTTCTTTTTTATACATAGACTCTAGTCTTTGTAATTCTTCTATAACTCCAGAAACTGTTTTCATTTCTGCCATTATATCTTTAACTTTATAAATTGGCTTACCAGATAATTCATCTCTCTCTCCTACATCTATGGTATCAAAATAATCACAAATCTTATCAACTAATTGTTGTGCAGATTTAATTAATTTAAGTGACCTAGATGAGTTTTGTAATTCTCTATATTTTCTACAGGCTTCTCTAAATAGTGGATCATTGAATTCAGAATCAGTAAGTTCTGAATCCTTTAGACACTCAATATGCCTCTCTTGTTCAGTATATCCCTCATAAGGAGACGTCCACTCGAAGAATAACCATAAATATTTAAATTCTTTAAATGCCCTTGTAGAAAACTTACCAGCAGGATCTTTCTTTGTTACATTACGCTTTGGCTCCATTAGTTTGAAAAATTCCCTAACTAGTAGAATCTCTGGTTCATTTAGTGATATTTCATTTTTTACATTGTCATAAAGAAAGAATTTCCTCATAGTTTATTTTTTAATTGGGTGTAGTTTAGGTTTCGAAGTATTACTTTCTGGAACTGCATCTACTGGGTTTTTAGGAAAGTATTTAGCTTTACCACCCTTTTGTTTCTTAAAACTAGAAACTGCTGATTCCTTAGTTGAGGCTTTTGCCTTAGCACATTTCATGCATCCGCCAGCTTTAAAGTATTGCATTTCATAACCTTCTGGACATTGTCCTTTAAGTTGTTTAATATAGTTTAGTCTAGCACCATTCTTAGCTGACTGTGCTTGTTGCTGAGAAGCTTGTTGTATTTGTTGTGCAGCTTGTTCAGGTGGGACTCCTTGTGACATCATTTGTTCCATAACCTTAATTCCTTGTTCACCCAATTGCTGTACAATTTTTTGTAAATCCTCTTGACT